TTTTTAAGTCTAGTAGTTGAATTGACTGAGGTAATAAATTCTTTTAAAATATTTTTTTGTTCAGGTAAAAGATTCTTATAGTTTTTATTAAACTTTTCTAATAATATTTTATAAGTTAATAATCTTAAATCTTTATCGTACTTAGAATATTCTTCAATCAAGGTTTCTTTTACATCTTCTTTTGCTACTTCTTTAGAAGTTAAATGCTCTAATATAGTTAACTTATTACTAACTAAAAAATCAGGATTTACTAAAGTGTTATTATTTTGAGCTTCTAATAAGCAATATAAAGCAGCTAAAGGTTTATAATCTCTTACTTGTATACCAAAAAATTCGTCAATATCGTAATTATCTTTAATTTCAGATATTAAGTTATATTTTTGGTTTTTTAATGTTTGTTGGTTGAGTTTACGAGATATTTCAGTAATACTTGAAATAACAGTTTCAGCTTTATTTTCAGCTAAATTAGTATTTTTCAATATGTACTCGTATAACTTAAGTTCTTTTGCCAGAGTAGTTTTTCCAGCAAAATACTTTCTTAAAATACTTAAGGCGGGAGATTCATTTTTAGATAGTGTATCAGCAGCTATTTGCTTTACTAGCAATTCATAAATCAAACCTGTATTTTTAAATTTTGAATGTTTTATCTTCATAATATACGGTTCCTATATATAAATATGTATTAGTTGTCTAAATCTCTTAATTGATTTTCATCTAATAATTTCGAAGGTATTTCATCTTTTTGCTCAAAAATTATTTTTTTGTTAGAATCAATAGAATCTTTTATTTGATGGTATACTTGTTTAGCAGTTAAATTATCAGATTCCTGCACATTTTCATTATCAGAAGGGAATCCCCCTTTCATACCATCTCTACCTAATCTATCTCTACCTCCTATAGGATCTTTATTAGTTCCGTATACTGACATTTTTTCTCTAGGTCTACCTCCTTCAGGTCCTACTTCATTATACCCTGATGGTACTTCTCCAGGACCTCCTCCTTTTTCAGTTGCAGTTGCTCTTCTACCGTACATTGACGCTAAATCATGAGGAGTACCATATGATCTACCAGATTTAGCTGGGTCATTACCTTCAGCTTCAAGTTGAGAAATTCTAAATAATCTCTTACTATCTTCGTTAATGAGATCTCTTAATTCTAAATACTGATCTTCAGATAAATTAAATATATTATCGTAAATGTAATCAGTAGGGAATAATTTAGAATCTTTCATTTGATTAGCTAAATCTACCTTTTCTTTTAGAAGAGCTACTTTTTCTTGCTCAAAAATTATTGAAGGATTAGTTAGTTTGACTTCGAAATTAGTAAGACTTTCACCTGTAAAGCCTTGAGTGTATAAATGAACTAAAGCTATCTTAGTTAATTCAGACTCCATTATTCTTTGTATCCTTTCTACTGTTCTAGCAAATCTAGTATCTTTAATGATGCAAATAATTTAGACTGAAGATAAGCTATATCATTCGTTCCATCATAATCTAAACCTTTAGTAGTTTCTATTCTAGTAGAAGCATCTCCACCTCTTACAGGGATGTAAAAGTCTTCCATCATATTTTGCATATTAAACTTCAAGTTATATTGACCAGTTTTTGGATCAACATATGGAGTTTTTTTCATTGTATTGATAGTCTTTTGCATAAACTGATCAACCTCAGCAGGAGGAATAGAACCAACATTTACAAAGAAAGTTCTCTTTTCAGGAGCTCTCATTATACGATGAATTAACATCGCATCTTCCATTAACGTTAGTTGTTTGAATATTTTTCTAGCAGGTTCAATGTATGATCTACCGTAAGGTAAGTAGTTAGTATCAGATATCAACCTAAAATGAGCTACTTCATAATTATCTAATTTTACTACATTTTCATTTTTAGGCATGTAGTAAGGATCTTGAGAACTTGCTATACCTTCAGGATTTATTACGAATTCTACTTTAGTAGGATCGTCTGGGTCTTGACCTTCATGTCTTGACATATTGTAAACCGTATAAGGAAGTACGTTATAAACTCCAAACTTTTCAGCTATTTCTAATTTTAAGAAGAAATCACCATATTTACACATATTTCTAGTCCAAGACCATAAATTAAATTCTATATTTAAAACATCATAAAATAAATTATAAAGTACTTTTTGTATATTTTCATCTGAGGACTTAATAGATAATACTTCTCCTTGATCATTTTTTAAGCTAGCTTCGTCACATAAAATATCTAAAGCAGAAGCTATAATAGGATCAGTATCCATAGCTTCATAATCGGAGTATAATTGAACTCTTAAAGTTTGATAATTTAAGTTAGGGTTGTATAAATTTTTATTGTTGTAGATATGTAATCTTGTAAATCTATCTATAAGAGAGTTAGTTTCAAAGTTACCTGTTCTTTGAATAGAATTTACGTCAGCAACTTTTAATTGGTTACCTCCTATATTTCTTATAATTACATCGGTGGAAAACAGTCTACGTAGTCTGCCAAATAATGAAGTATCTGCCATTAGGTGTTTATTTAATTAAATATATATTATAAATAGCTCGTTTAAAGTAACCAAGATATATCTTCTTTACCATAGCCATTATCTATAAGATAAGGATTATTTTGCTGATTTCCAACTGTCTTTATAACAGCTTTATTTTTAGCATTAAGATTCTGGAATGATGATAGTTGAGCTCTAGCTAAATCCATACCTTGTTGTCTTAATCTTAATGCAGTATCTCTAACGTAAAGTGCAGTTGCACATGCTATAAGTAAATCATCGTTATATTTAGTTTGAGCTTGAGGTTTACCGTTTTTCCATACAAAAACTCTCATTTCACCAAGAAGTCTTTTAGATTGAATAGTAACTCCTTTTTCTCTAATATATTCTATCATTTTAGCTATAACTAAAGGTCTTGTTCTTACTGACATAGTAAAACCAGGAACTAATTTATCTCTTTCATACTTAGACATATACGATTCTACAGTTTCCATTTGTGATGTAGAGCTGTAATATAGATTGTTGTATTGTCTTTCTAATACTTGTTCTATAGTAGCCCAACCTATATTTGCATTTTCTATTACTAAAAGAGCATCATTATATTCAGAAGATATTCCTACTAATACATTACCGAAATCTTTAGGAGATAATTTACCTTTATATTCAGCAACTTGAGTACATGTTTCAATGTCAAATATATGAAATGCAGAATAATCAGTTGAATCACCTCTAGCTACGTCAGCTACTACCATATAAGATTTAGTATAATCAACTCCTTCCCAAACCCATAGGTTGCCGTCAACTCCTCTCCTCTCTAAAGGTTCTTTTTGATAGGTTTCTTCGTAA